TGATGAAGTCGCAAACGCCGGGGCCGACGAACCATTCAAGCGACACGGGGTCGGGCAACGTGCGTTCGGGGTTGAAGCGAACGGGCGTCCATTGCGTTGCGTAGACCAGTTCGACCTTGCCGCCCGTCACGTTGTCCACTTCGATCCGGTAGGCCCCGTCGAACGCGCGGCGGAACGTCCTGTCATAGTCTACTGTCAGCGCCTTGCATGACGCCGCGTCCCGAACGTCCATTCGGTTGACCGTCATCCATGTTGAAGACGGCACTAGAAACAGGAACATCACGACGCCCAGAATGGCGAGGATGCCCGTCACGCCGACCCGTTCCAGGTTGTCCAGTTCCTTCACCGTTTGGCCCTCCGCAATGTCCCCACGGCCAGCCCCGCGCCGCATAGCCCGCACAGCCCCACAGCGGCCCACGGATGCCACGCCAGCGCGGCGGGCAGTGACGCACCCCCGGCGACAAAGGCTGTGTCTACGGCCCCGTCCAGCGGCAGGGCGCTACGTTGCAGGACGTATTCCGCGACAAGCCAATAAGCCGCCGCGACGGCGAGAGGCAAAGGCCACCACAACCCCAAGGCTTGCGCCAGAACGGCAGCGGCTACGCCGATAGTGATATGGCCCGCCTGATTTGTCGCCCAACCGTAGGGGTCAGTGCGGAAGTCGTCGGCTTTCATGGGGTATACCAAAGCCCGCGCGCATAGACGCTGTAGGCTTCCGACGCAGCCGCAGCGCCCGCCACGGTCCAGCCGTAGAGCGCGCAAGATGTTGTCCCCGGCGTGCCGGTCGTGAACACACGGCTATTGCCAGACGAAACAACGGTCCCCGTGACGATAGGCGCGGCGGAAAAGGCAATCGGATAGGTCCACGTCGCCGTCCCCGATGAAAACGTGCTGCTGAACCAGCATTCTTGCGTGCCGTTCGGCCAACGCACATACGTCCCGTTGACGCCCGACCCATAGCGCGGATCGACAAAACTGACCCACCCGCCGCTAAGGTATATCGACCTGATCCATGTGAATTGCCGGATGTAAGCGGCAGGGGTTGCCGCGCCGGTCATGGTTGAGTTCGTGACCGCCCCGGTGCCGTCGAGATTAATGGTCGTGGCCGTAGTGTTGTCGCCGGTCGGACGCCAGATGACTTCAAACCCACTCGGGACACTCGTCAGCCCTAGCCCGGTGGTCAGGGTAATTGCGTTGACCGTGCCGCCCGCTGTTGCCGAGGAAGTCTTGCCAGCGGTCAACAGGTCCGTCACCTGATCAAGCGCCGCCTGCACATCATCGCCGGTCAGCGTGGCGTTCGGGGTGAAGCTGATCGATGACGCCGCTGACTGGCTGTCATAGACGAAGGGCGCGGGGTCGAGCGTGTCCACCGTCGCGCCCGCCGCCGTCGTGATGACCGCTTTGACCGCCGTGGCCCCGTTCGTGTAGATCGGCCCGAACCTGCCCGCGCTATCTGCAACGATGGGGTTTGCATTCGCCACGGACAATGCCGATGTGGTATAGGTCGCCAACGGGGTCGTGGTGCCGGTCTCATAGGTGTAGATCAGCGCCCCGGCCAGCGGGTTGCCGTTCGCGTCGTTCGCGGTGGCGCGTTGCTGTAGGGCTAGGACTTGAACTGCCATGGGGGCCTCTTGAATGCAGGAAAAAGCGATGGACCGATGGGCACGGCGCAATCGCGGTTGGTTGATGCTTGCCGGTGGCCTCGGCCTGCTATCCCTTGCGGTTCATCTGCTGTTCGCCTTCAGGTCACTTCAGGACCAATGGCCGTTTTGGGCGCTGGCGACTTTTGCCCTTAGCTTTGTTATTGGGCTTGTAGGGTTAGCTGCGCGGCAGGACGACCTTGAAGAACAGAGCCAGCGGAAAGAGCCGTTGCGATCAGTTCGGCCTGACGATTACTGATCTGCTGGCCGTTCATGGCCAGTTGAACCATGCGCAAAGCTGTCCGCGCACGATCCCCCCGGCTTTCCGTCAGCGCGCGCGCGATTTCCTCGTAAAGCCCCATTCGGCGCAGTTCGACGGCTTCCGCTGTTTCGCCCGTTAGCGCCTGCACCAGCCGCTTGGTCGCGTTGACAGGTTCGCCTGCCATGAGTGTGGAAAGAAGCCCTTCTGTGCGTTCCTGCACAGCGCCTTGGATGGCCTGCCGTGCCGCCGTCTTGCTGTTTTCGGCAACAGCCGCGCGCAGTTCAAAAGCCGTTGCCGCCCGGTCTAGTTCTTCAAGCAAGGCATCGGCCCGCTCTTGCCCGAGCAAAATGCGCAGATTGGTCTGGTTCTGACGGCTGGAGAAGTCGCGCAAGACGCGGATGCCTTCGCGGGCTTCCATGTTGCCATCGGTCAGGGTCCGCGTGATCCGCGCAGTCACGTCGTCAATGTATGACCGCAGCCCTTGCTCTGCCGCGCGACGTTCGGCCTGTGTCGCCCCCGAAAGCGCGCGGGCAACATCCTCACGCGGCATATTGAACAGATTGCGGCCCAGATCGGTGGCAGAAAGCTGGCGTGCTGTGTCGGCTGCGATGTCTTGTGCCGCGCCGAACTCAGGAACAACAGCGCGCAGGTTCTGGGAGATTTGGCCGCGCAGGTTTTCAATCGACGCGCCGTAGGTGTTCTGCCGCCCGAATGTCCCACTGCCATCTGTACCCTTGGCGATGTCGTCCAGCGCCTGCATGATGTAGTGGGTCTGCCGAACGTCGGGCAACCGTTGGAAGCGAAACTGCCCATTAGGCAACTCTTCAATCAGGATTTGGGCCGACTGCTCACCGCGCAGGCGCATGATTTCTTCGGCGCGGCTGATGGCCTGACGTGGGACGCGCCGCAACAGGTTTTCAAGCGCCTGCCCTTCCGGGGCTGCGTAGTTGATCGGTGTCGAATAGGCCAAATCATAGGCTTGGCTGCGAGGCTGCGCCGACTGTTGCCGCAGTTCCTGAATGAGCGCCTGTTCCCCGCGCGGAGCGCCTAGCGTGCGATCAAGTGCGCCGGTCATGTCGCGGGATGCCGTCGTGACACGCTGGTCAACAGCTTGCCGCACAACCTGTCCAGCCGGTCCACCCGTCTGCGCCGCTGCGTCGAGAAGCTGGCGCGCGGGAATGCCCGCATCTGCAAGCATAGCGTCGTCACCAGCGCGTTGCAGCGCGGCTTGTGCGGCTTGGATGTCGCCAGTCTGCAAAGCATCGCGGATCACGGTCGCCGCTGCGCGCGACACGTTCAGTTGGCTGGCGATGGTTGCCACATCGGAACGCGCAAGGCGCTGCCAGCCTGCACGGAGAAGATCCCCGGCGACAGGCGCGACAGCCCCCAAGACAGCCCCACCGATAGCTCCAAAACCTGCATTCTGGCGGGCGTTGTCCGTCCGTTCCTGCGCGGTCGTGCCTTCGCCAGCGCCCCAGATAGCGCCTTCCGTCGCGCCCGTCAGAGCGCCTGTTGCAGCGCCAGCGACTGCACGCATGGCGCGGCCAGCAGGGGCAAGGGCAGACAAGCCTGGAGCCGCAGCAAGGGCCATGGGGATGGCCCCTAGAACGCCGCCCGTGATGTTGAGCGCGGCAGTCTGGCCGGGGTTCTGGCGTTGCATGGCGGCGGTCGAGAGGCGCATGTTTTCCGCTGCCTGCGGTGACACAAGCCCGACTGCCTCGTCAGTGTAAGAGCCGACGAACGGAACGCCCCGGATAACCTCGTTTGCGCGCGATGCAATCGGGTTCTGGTCAATCCGCTCTTGGTCAAGACGATCCTGCATGGCGGCGGCGAATGTGCCACCTTCCATGATGCGCCGAACCGTCGCGGGGTCTGCGGTCGCGCCCCCCGCGCTGACAGCCTGCAATGAGCCGTCAGGCATCTGAAACACGCGCCCATTGTCAGCAAACGTGCCGAGCAGGGTTGCGCCTTGTGGCACGCCTTGTTGCTGTGGCGCGATGCGGCGGGCTAGTTCCTGCCGCACCATGTCCATCACGGACGGTTGCGCCTGCCGCCGCGCAAGTTCGGCTTGGGCTTCCTCAAGCGTTCCCATCACTGCGCCCTTTCAACGATGGCAAGCAACACGTCAGTCGGAAGCGTGGTCACGTCCGTCGTCGCCAAGAACTCGGTAAGCTGCATGGGCTGCATGGTGCGGATCGTGTCAGCCGTGATCGGGCCGGTGACGGCAGGACCGTTGGCGTTCACGGTCGTCGTGGGCGCGGTGGCAGGCGTGCCCAGCCCGCTTGACGGGATAAACTGCGATTGCCCGACTGGCGCGGCTGCGGGGGCTTGCTGTGCGTCGGGGCTGTCAGCCCATCCCTGCGGGCGCTGCGATGCGGCTTCAAGGATCGTGCGCAGTTCTTGCAGCGCGGCGACGTAATCCTCTTGGCTCTGATAACGGTCAAGGCGCGCGATGGCTTGAGTCGCCTTCTGCCCCTCAATTTCGGTGATCTGGCCCGCGCCCTTGAGGCTTTCAAAGGCTTGCAGGAACGCTTGCCCTTGCAGTTGGTCCATTCGCGCGCCGACGCGGCGGGCTTCGGTGCCGGGGATTTGTGCGCGCCATGCGTCTGCCCCGGTAGCATAGGGCAACGCCGGATCGTTCAGGATGCCGTCAATGTTGGCAATCATCAGCGCAGGGTCTGACGGTTGGAAGCCTTCCTGCGTCACGCCAGCACCTTGGATGAAGCGGAACCCACCGCCCGGGGTGCTTTCGATAGTCATCCCGGTCGGGGCGAGGTTCTGCATTCCGATGCGCAGTTGCTCTTCGGTGATCAACCCGTTGTTGAAGTCCATTTGCAATTTGGCGATAGCAGATTGCGGGTCAGGCTGTGCGGGCTGGTTAGCCGCTGCCTGCGCATCCACGCGCCGCAAGGCTTCCATCGGCGGCAACAGGTTGTTGATCATCATGTCACGCTGGCCGAACTGCCCGACAAGTTGCGTCTGGCCCGTGCTGGTGGCCCATGCGTCCCAAGCCTGCGGCGACGTGGCCGAGATCATGCCGGACAGCATTTGCTCACCCTCGGCAAGCCGCTGCGCGCGTTCGCGTTCGTCCAGTTGCGCCGCCCACTGTTCGGCCTGTTGCCGCATATCCTGCCGGGTCGCATCCATCTGCAACGCCCGCGCATCCATCCCCTGCCGCGCGTCGGCCACGCCAAGCGCCGCCATCGGGTCAATCCCCGCCAGCGCGTTCAAGGCGTTCTGGTTGCCCGCCAGAATGTCCGCGCCCTGCGTCTGGTACAGACCCGCCAGCGCGTTGATGCGTGACGCCTCGTTGCGCTGCATGGCGGCTTGCTGCCCCATCGCAAGCGCGTTCACGAAGTCCGGCTGAACCCCGGAAAAGGGGATTTGGACGTTCATCTGCATTTAGCGGCGTCCCCACATGGCAAGCGCGTTCGGGAAGCGTTGCTGCATTTGCTGCTGGAATTGCGGCACCTGGTGCATGAGCGCGTTATATTGCTGCATGTATTGCCCGGTGGGCTGGCCCATGGGCTGGCCGTACATGGGCGGCTGCTGCTGCGGGGGCATCGGCTTAGGCATCGGCGGGCGGGGCATCTGCTGGCCAAATCCGGGGGCAGGCATGGGACCGGGCTTGTAGTTCATCGGCATTATCGGACCCCTTGAAGCTGGTTGGCGTAGATCGGCGCTTGCAGGCTTTCCATCAGCGCGTTCCGGTAGCCCTCACGCTGGCGAAGTTGGGCCATGGCAAGCGCCTGCTGTTGCGCGGCGAGGGCGTTGGGCATGTTCGGCGGCGGGTTGTTTGGGTCAAATGGCGGGCCACCTGCCCACGTCGTTGGCTGCGTGTTGCCGCCCGCCGGTTGCACATTGCCGCCACGGCCTGCCGGGGGCGCTCCGCTGGACGGCCCGCCGACTTGAAAGTGAACGCCATCGCGCAGGCTTTCCCAATCGCCGCCCCAGACAAAATCGGTGACGCCCATGTCAGCCGCGACACCCTTGGCAATGTCAGCAATCGGGCGGTAATCTTCAAAGTTCCAGTTGACCGACCCATCCGGGTTCAGGATGTGGATGTCTGCCGCTTGCCCATGCAAGTGGCGGCTGTTCATGGTCTGCGATGCGCCTTGCGCGACTAGTTGGGCCTGCCGCTCCGCGTCCCGCATCCCTTCGCTGATTTCAAAGTCAATCCCGCGCTCAGACGCGATCCGCTCCGTTTCCAACATCAGTTCCCGCAAGCGCGGGTCAAGCGGGGCGAGGTAGTTCATGCTCCGCTCGTTGAAGACGACAGGCGTTGCCCCTTGCATCGTCGGCAGGGCAAGGGCGTTCGGCGCGCGGATCATTACCAGACCCCGTAGCCCGGCTGCGGCGGGGGTGCGGGCGGTGCCGATCCTGACGGCGGCGTACCCCACGGGTTCGGCGTGTTCATGTAGCCGTACATGTTGAAGCCGGTATTCACGCCGCCCATCAGCGCGTTGTACGGGGCCATGTACCCCGCCGCCTCCGTGTTGCCCATGTTGGCGTACGCGTTGGCCATGTCGCTGGAATACTGAGAGTTGATCCCGGCCAGCGCGTTGAAGGTGTTCTGCTCCGCCGCGTTCAGGCTGTTCCCATAGTTGCCATAGGCGTTGTAATTGTTCGCGCCTTGGGTGGCATAGGCGTTGTTCATCGTGTTGCCGTAACCCGCCACAGCCCCGGTGTTCAGGTTGGCGGTGTTGGCGTAGATATTCTGGTTCGTCGCCCCGGCTTGCCCCGACGCCTGCGCCATGCCCGTCGAGGCCGAATAGCCACGGTTGGCCATGTCCGTCAGACCGGCCATATACTGGTCATATTCCTGGTCAGCGATGCCGGACGCGGTGTAGTTGATGGCGTCCATCGTCGCGCCGGACATGACACCGCCCGCCGCAGCCGCTGACCCTTCGACCGCGCCGATGGCCTCGTCCATCATGAACTCATAACCGGGCGTCGTCTGGAACGTCGATTGCCCCGGTGCCAGCCCCATGTTGACGGCAAGCTGCTGGTTCGCGTCGTAGCCCGTGTCGGCATAGGGCGACAGGTAGCCCAACTGCGCATTGAGCGTGCGCTGCGATGCGGTCAACGCGTCGTTCTGATACCCCGCCGCAATGCTCTTCTGTTCGTTCTTGACCTGCGAGGCCAGCGCGTTCTGCTGGTTGACCGTCTGTTGCGTCGAGCCGAGTTGCTGGTTCAGCGTCTTCAACGAATTGGCGTATTGCGCGGCAAGCTGTTCGTCGCCACGGGCTACGCTGTCCTCGTACATGCGCGTCATCAGGTCGATTTGCGCCTGTGTCGCCTCTTGCTGCGCGTTCGCCGCTTTGCTTGCGGTAGATGCGCCAAGAAGGGCGGTTGCCCCGCCGACTGCAACGGATACCCATGCCATAGGTTATGCCCCTTCAATCAGGCGTTTGGCTTCCTCATGGGCAAGCCAGGTTTTGCTCTTGTCGATTAGATGCTCTTCCAGCTTCTCTAGGTCTGTCTCGTCGGTCGCGTGCAGGTTCCGAAAGATCACGTCCGTCAGCGCGTAACCGACCTTGCGCCCCGCAGGGCTGGTGAACATGAACGGCGCTTCAATCGTCTTTGCCTCGCCATCCGCGCCGATGATCCGCATGGACCCCTTCAGCAACTCGTTCAGGCATGGCCCTTTGTGGTGGTGGCCGATGATCAACGTCCCCGCTGGCACGCTGATTTCGCGGATGTAGATGCCCGGCCCGAAATGATGCGTGACGGGGATTTCCACCTGTTCCTCGGCCAGTAGCGCGCCTTCCATCGCTTCAACGGGAAGGGTCATGGCTCGAACTGCACCATCATGAACGCCACGATATTCGCCGTTGTGGGCGACCATGAGGAACTGACCACCTCAAGCCCAACATCGGTATTCGCTGCAAACGCAACCCCGCTGGCGTAGGCCACAATCGCGCTGCTCCGGTTTACGTCGGTGGCGTTCAACTGCACCGCGCCGGACGCGAAGTCGGTTCCCGTCCCGTTGACCCGCACCCGTACCGTCGCCGTTCCCGTCACCCGGTTGTCGTCCGACGTGATCCACGCGCCGATGACGCGCCCCGCCGTTTTCATGCGTGGGTCGCGGGTAGTTTGGCTGACCGCTGTTGCGGTGTTAAACACCCCTTGCGATGCCGCCGTAGTCGCGCTGGCGGGTAGGTCGTTGATGTAGAACGGGCCATATATCCCGGTCGGGCCGCTGATCGCTTCCAGCGCCGCAACCTGCGTTTGCAGGGTCAACACCGCGTCATGCAGCCCGAGAAGGAACTGGTGATGTTCGCGCGTCGGCGGCAGGGTGTGCGCGATTGGCTGGTTGGCGAGGGGCGGGACGATCATGCAACATCCAGTACGGCCACGCTTTCAAACGGGCACTCCACCGCGTCCGAAAACCTGACCTCACAGACAAAGTTCCGAAACTGCCCCAAGGCCCGCCATGCAACCTGCGTGGCGTATTCCCCACCGCCCCCCGTCGAGCGTTCTTTCGCCGCGCTCCACGTCATGCCACGATCCCGCGACGTGCGCAGGGTTGCCGTCCCCGTGAACCCCGTGCGGAAGTTGACCTGAAACCGCGTGGCCCGGAAACGCTTGTTTTCCCCGCCCACAACCCGAGACACAGCAGACCGGATCAGCGCGCCGTTGTAATCCTCATTCGTCCGCTGCAAGGCGCACAGGTCGCCCGTATCGTTGCAAGTGTACCAGACGCCCGCTTGTTCCGCCGCGTGGCGCATGAGCCAGGGACCGAATACCCCTTCGCCGCGTTCGTGCCATTCCGCCGTGGTCGTATCCAGAACCCAAGCCGGACGGTCGCTGAACGTGATGACGCAGAACTCCCGCCCCTCGTCGCGGTAGTACCAGCACGTCAGCGCGTTACCACTGGCAATCGCCGTCTCTACAGGCGGCGTCGAGACGGGTTGCAGCATTCCCCCGGCTGCGCAGAGATACGCCTTGCCGTCGTTGCTGACAAAGAACCCGCCCGTGTCCGTCCGGCACAGCAGACCGAACGCCAGAAGCCCCTTGTCAATCGTCGCGCCCGGTATTGCCGCAAACCGCTGCGAGGAAGTAGACGCCGCCGCGTTCGGGTATATCCGTTCGATGGACCGTTCCTTGAAAATCCAGAACTCAGGCCCGAACGTCATGCCCCGGATATTCTCGTCATCCCGGCTTTCCGTGGTCGCAAAGTCCAGACCGTCCAGCGATGCAGGGTCCACAACATCAGACCACTGATACCGCCGCCCGTTCCGTTCAACCAGCATCGTGGCTTGCGCCAGAAAGTCCACGGACGCGAAGTCAGAGAACGCCCCCGTTGCAGGCTCCGACAGGCTCACACCGTCCCACACGAAATACCGGCCATCCGCAACGACAGTCACCTTGCCGTTGTTGCCGGAAATCGTCGTCTGCGGGCTGTCCGGTATATCGGCCAGATACGTCGCCACACCGCCGGAAACCGACCACAGCGCCGCGCCGAAAGCCATGTAGATGGTGCCTTGCACAACGCCCATGGCGCGGCACATGGCCCCCGTCACATCGGCCAGCTTGGTCATGCCGAGGACCGACTTGATGGCCTTCCGCGTGTCTCCCAAGGGCTGGCGATAGCAGTTATACAGCCGCCCCGGATCAGCCGCGACGTTATCGCTGTCCTGCACCGACTGGCCCGCGAACTCGATCAACATCAGAAATACTGCGCCATGCCGTCAACGTAGGCTTCCGTGGTCGTCACGGTGCCATCGTCGTCCAAGTCCGCCCGATCCTCGCGGTCATCGGGCAATTCATAGGCGCGAACCTGCGCTATCAGCCGCGCCCGCGTGTCGCGCGGCGGCACCTCGTATTCCGGCGCAAGGTCAACGGCCAACAAGTAGGCCATCGGCAGGTAAAGGCCGTCCGGCACACTGTCCGCGTCCCATGAAAGCGTCAGCCCCTGCGTGGCCTGGAGTTCGTCCACCAGCCCCCCAAGGATTTCACCGCCAGTCGCAATCTGATCCGCCGTCAGGGTCTCGTCTTGCGAGAGAACCCCAAGGCGGCGATGCGCCCGCGTGACGACTTCAAGCCGTGTCTTCGCCATTGGTTTTCCTCGGCCTGCCGCGCTTTTTCACCGGCTCTTGAGGGGGTTCGTCCACGACAGGCGCGAAGAATTTCACGATGCCAGCAGCCTTGACCGCCAGAAGCGCATCCTTCTCGTCGTCCATGTCGAAGGTGGTCACGTCACCGGGCTTGAACACCCGATGACGCAAGGGCATGTCAAAATCGCCCAGATACCGCAGCTTCATCATTCGGTCGTGTAGCAGACGGTCATCGAAATCGTGCCGCCGTCGTTCGCAGCCGCATCCTTGATGGTCAGGATGATGTCCACGAACCCGCCCGGATCAGACGACAGCCCCGCCACTTCCCAGAGGTATTTCCCCCAGTTTGCGGCGTCCTTGATGAAGTAGCTGCCCGTCGAAGCGGACGACAGCGCCAGACCGTCGTTGATGGCGTCTTCGTCCAGCGTCACGTTGGCGTCCACGGGCGCAATCCCGATGTCCAACGTGGGCGACCCAGACGACGCCAGATCGTCCCAGACCAGCCGAGACGAGCCGCCATGAATGCGGGCGCGGGTCGGAAGCCGAAAGCCGGTGTAGCGGCTGTCAGCGTTGGCAGCGGCGGCCACTTCAACCGTCGCGTCGATCATGACGCCAGTCCCGAACCGGACGGCGTTGGTCTCGGCAGTCAGGTTGGACCTGACCGTCATGTCTTTGGTATCAACAGCCATCACGGCCCCCTATGCGTTGAAAGGGGGCGACCGAAGCCGCCCCCGATGTCATCACGAGTCAGCAATGGCCGAGACGAAGCCGGTGACGATGCCGTGATCTTTGTTGTTGAAGATCATCTTCGACACGCCGCGCGCTTCTTCGATGCCCACGCCCTTGCGGAACCCATAGTCACGGGTATCCGTGGTGGACTTCGGCTCTTGGCCCCATGCAACGCCCACGGCCTGCGCACCGCACAGGAACACAGCCGCCGCATCGGTGCCGCCGTTGCCTTCGCCGGTCAGGACGGGGATTTCCGGGATTTCGCGGATGATGACGCCATCATAGATCAGGTCGCCATCCTGGAAAATCGGGTTGCTGTCCACGTCGCGGGCGCGGGCCTCTCGGTTGGCCGTCGCCATCGTGCTGTCATTCTTCAGGTCGCGGAAGGGCAGCGACCCGCAGAACAGCACATAGTATTCCCGGTTCATCGCGCCGTTGACGCGGATGGGCCGGATGGCAGGGCTGGCCGTCTTGGCGATGCGCTTGAGCAGCGTCACGACAGCAGCCGTCAGCTTGTCGGCGGACCCGTCAACGTTCAGCAGAGAGGCCGAATGGTCATAGGTCGCGCCGCCAGCCGGGGCGGAGGTCGAGAGGTTGCCCTTGGCCGCGCCGAACAGAACGCGGTCAACGTTCCGGTCAAGCCAAGCGTCACGCTGTGCAGCAGTGGCAGAAGCGTAGGCCACAGCCGCGCCGACAGTGCCGGACGAAGGAACCCAGATCGAGCGCATGGCCGCGATGACATCATCGCGCAGACCGTCCATCGCCCAATTCTGGAGGATTTCACGGGCAGCGGCCCGCATGTCCATTTCAGTGTAGTGTTCCTGGTCCTTGGTCAGCAGAACGCCATTCCGCTTCCAGTCGATGGAAATGGGATGGTTGTAGTTGTTCATCGCCTCTTCCGCGCCCTCAAGCGCAGTCGAGCCGCTGACACCGGCACCCGTCAGGTTCGTGACCAGCGGGATGTTGATCGTCTTGCCGGACGAAGTGAGTTCATACTTCGCTGCAATAACGTTGTTCGCACCGCGCGACATGTAGGGCATGAAGCCCGAATCGCGGATGTATTCGATGAAAAACTGGCTGTCCCACTTTTGGACTTGGGAAGCCGTTGCGAGGGTAGTATCGGCCATGATTGGCGGTCCTTACCGGATGGGCAGGCTGTCAAATGCGCTGCCCGGTTTCATGCGGTCGCCAGAACCGGCGGCAGGCGCTTTTGACAGCGACGGCGGCGGCTTGGCAGGCTGGTGCGGGGCGGGCGTCTGGGAAAGCCGTTCTTGCAGGCGGCGCTCAATCTCGGCGTTGATGTAGGCGTCGGGGTCATCCCCGATCTTGCTCAACGTCGAAACGCGCTTGTGCCACTTCACCACGGCGTCGTAAGGGTGCCGTTCCCGCAGGATTTGCTGGTGAAGTGCAGGGTTGCGCTGTGCCTCGGCCAGAAACGCTTTCTTCGCCTCTTCCACAACCTCGGCCCCGTGCTTGTCGGAGGCCATCAGTTCGGACATGTCGAGACGGTCAGAAAGCATCTGCTGTTGAAGCGGCGTAACCCGCGCTTGGAACGCATGTTCGGGATTTTCAAAGAAATCCGGCGCTTTTTGCGGCGGTCGCTGCATCGCCTGAAGTTGGCGGCGCAGTTGTTCCGCTTCGCGGCGGGCTTCTTCAGCTTCCCGTTCCTTGGCTTGGCGTTTTTCCCGTTCGTCCAGGAGCGCCGTGATCGGAATCCGATCTACCTTCTCTTCGGTGGCCGCTGGCGGCGCGGCCTCTTCTGCGCCCATCGCCTCGGGTTCCGGTGCAGTTTCCTGCACTTCCGGTTCCGGTGAGGCGGTTTCCTCTAGAAAGTCGAGTTTTTCCGTTGTCACGGGTGCTTCTCCATTGTCGCTGTGAGACACGAAACCGACCGTCAAAGCCGTCGTCGCTTGTCATCGCCCGTTAACCCCGGCGGCAGGATTGCTTAGAAGCCGAAACGCGCCCGTTGCGCCTGAATCGACCTCAGTTGCGCGTCGGCCATGTTCTTGGCCGCTTGGCTGCGGTCCTTTTCGACCGTGGCCTGCGTCTTCGCGCCTTCCATCTGCTGCATCGCTTGCGCTTGTTGCGCCTGCGCCTGCATGGCCTGTTCGCGCTGCTGTTTCAGCATTTCCAACAACTCGGCTTTGTTGGACAGCGACGAGGCTTCAATGATCATTTCCGGCGGCACGGGAATGCCGCGATCCGCCATCTGCGAAAGCTGTTGGAACTGTTCTTCCCGCAAGGTCACATAGTCCGGCGCGTCTTCGATCAGGATGTCCACATCCATCTCGGCAACCGCGTTTTCCATCTGCGGCACAAGCTGGACCTGCCCGGTGGCGAAATCGACAACCTGCGAATAGCCCACGATCTTGTTGACCGCCAGAAACTCAGGCGCGCGGGTGTCGTCCGTGATCCTGATCCAGCGCTCATCGGTCCAAAATTGCTTGATCCGCGCCCAGATTTGCCGATACACGCGGATATTCCAGTCACGCAGGCTGTCATAGATTGGCGCAAGTTCGGCCATCCCCGCTTGCTGCTGCGCCTGGATAGCCCGCCCAGATGCGCTGTCACCGGATTGCCCGATCAGCGCCGGGTTCGGCCCGAGAAGGTCAATCTCCGATTTGCTTTCCTGCAAGAGCGCGAACTGCCCGCTGATCTGGTCTTGCATCTGCAACACGTCAAAAGGCTTCATGCCCACGCGCGCCGCGTCCTCGAACGATTCCGTCGTGATTTCGATATGACCGTCAGGCGATGCCAACTCGCGCTTGAGTTCCGCCACGCTATTGACCGCCCCGGCAACAGAAACCGTCTGGCGGCTGTTCAGCATGTGCAGCAACTTTGACCGGCGCTTGTTGATCTCGTCTTGCTGCGAAATCATGCTGCGGACGATGCCGTAACGGCTGTTATCCCGGTCAATGTAAGCAGTTGCCAGTTCGATGGCGCAGGCCGTGTCGCCCGCGTCGTCCAGATACGGGGAAAGCCCGTTCCAGATCATGCCGCCGCCGCAGAAGATGGCGAGATACCACTGACCTTCGCGGCGGTAATACATCTGCGCGACACGCACGCGTTTTTGCCGCTTGTCGCCCCACCGATACTGCCCCCGGTAAGGCCGGTCGTCATAAGTCTCGCCATCCGCCGCACCGTTCATGGATGCGGTCAAGATCGTCTCAAGGTCGCCTTCGCCCTGATATGCCTCGGCATACAGGTCAAGCGCGGTGTCCAGCGCCATCCACTTTTGCGCGCCGATGTAGGTGGCGTCTGAGAAGTCTTTTTCCCGGCTGTGCGGATCAAAGAAGATTTCTTCCCACCGCAGCCGGTTGACCGCCACGTCCATCTGAACGCCCGTGCGTGTCTTGCGGGGTTCAACGACGATTTCAACGCCGCCGTAGCCTTCGATGATCATGTTTTCAAAGACGGCTGACCGCTTGGAATCGAACCGCACGGAATCGTCAACGAAGACAAGCGCCTTGGTCACGGTCGCCGCTGACTGTTCATCCGCAGGCGTGCGGGGGTAGGCGCGCGGGTCGATCCGGCCACGCTGCTCCAAGCCAATCATCGCGTCGATCTTCCGCTTGATGCGGTTGATGGTGATGATGGGCTGCTTGCGGCGCTTTAGAACGGCAATCTCTTCCGCCGTGTACTGGTGTTCGTCGTAGTAGTCGCGGTCGCGCTCCGACAACTCGCGCGCACTCGTCGTCAGGTCGGCGGATGTCTCCACCATAACCTTCAGTGATTGCAGGTCGAGTTCAGCCATTACACTGTCTTCCAGTCGGATGTTTCGCGGCGGCGCGACTGATAGTCAGTCGGGCGTTCAAGCCTGTCGTCCGGTGCCATTTCGTGCGGCTTGAGCCGCTTGCCGCGCCTGTGCAGCCCTTCGACCGCATAGCGCAGCGCGTCGATCAGGTGATTGTTGCGGTCTTCGATGACGGGCAGGATTTCGCCCGTGCGCGGGTCCGTCTTGTAAGCGTAGCTTCTGATTTCGCGTATCAGGTTGGCGCATGACGGGTGGACCACGATGTCCATCCCCTGCAAGAACGTCACGCCATCCTCTACGCTGCCCTTGCCCTTCTTCGCCGCCCTGATCTTGGGAAAGCCGTGGCGGCGCACATAGTCGATTGTCTCGGGCCGTGCGTTGTCTGCCCGTATCGGCCACCTGCGGGCGTCTGGCAGGCCGTCCAGCATCTTCGGCAAAGCATCGGTCGGGACGCCCAACTCGTACACTTCCGCGTCAATGTAGAGCGTGGCGTCATCGGGCATACAACAGCGCGTGGCGGCGGTTTCGTCCTGCGCAAAACCCCAATCGCAGCCGTAGAACCAGACCACATTGTCAGGCGGGGTCAACTCACCCACTCGCCAGTTGCGGAACACACGCGCCTCTGAAAGCCCGCGATACTCACCCGCCCAGACGTGGGCATACTTGTCAGGATCGCGCCGCCGGTCGCGCTCCATGTCCTCGCGCAGAACCTGGGGAAACCACGGGTTTTGATCCCAGTTCACCTGCGCGACAATCGCCCCTTCCGGCATGTCCTTGCGCAGGAGCACGTCAATAGGGTCTGACGGATCGTCCGGGTTCCAGCTTGCCCAGATTTCGGACCCTTCCTTGCGGATCGTCGGTATCAGCAGTTCCAGCGACTTGCGGCTTACTGTCTGCGCCTCTTCAATCCACGCGCAATCCATGCCCTCAAGCGACTTGATGGTAGCGGCTGTGTGGTTTTGCAGGCCGCGAAAGATGATCCGCGACCCGTTCTTGCACGCAATTTCATTTTCCGTAGTCGAGAACATCCCGCCCAGTCCGTAAGCGGCAATCTTGTCCTCCAAGAGTTGCTTGACCGAATCCGCGATGGACCGCTGCACTTCACGCACGCAGACCATGCGGAAACCCGGCTCAGATGCGGCGCGGATGATGGCGTGACCGGCGAAACAATGGGACTTGCCCGACCCCCGGCCACCGTAGAGGCCCTTGTATCGAGCGGGTTGAAAGAACGGCTTGTAATACGCCGGGAACCGAACGTCACTCAAAGCCGATTGTCAGCTTGAGCGGGATGGCTTCCCCGTCCGGGCCGCTGTGTTCGGTTTGCGTGGGGAGAACCTTGCCGAGAAGCGTCATGAACGGGCCGGGGTTTTCGATGGCTTGGGTCTCCAGATAGCCCACCAGCCCATCCCTGCCGCCTGCGTTCTGCGCCGCTTGCAAGATGGCGTCCTTGAGAAGCGCCGTGCTCTTGTTCGGTACTCCCTTGGGCCTGCCCGGTCCCGGCTTACCTTTCCCGATTTTTGGCGTTTCTTTTTCGTCGTCCGACATGATCAAGCGTCGATCACTGCGACCTTCCAGCCCGATTGCAGGTTGGAAAAGTCATGGCGTCCGGGGCCGAGCAGATGGGTTGTTCCGGCGGCTGCGGTTGGCGATGCGGCAAACGTTGCCCAGACCTTCGCACCATCGGGCACGCTGATCGTGCAGACTTCGCCGGGGATGCCGTTGGCCGAGTTGGTAGATGCCGCGCTTGCACCGCTGGAGGATACCGATTCAGCCGTGCGGGGCGCGGCGGAATAGACAAGATGCCCGCCGGGGTATTGCGCGACAGAGCCGAACGTGACGCCGATTGTTGCCATTGGTTAGGCCCCTTCTTCTTCGCGGGCCTTGATGAAGGCCAACACGCGGTCAACGAGCGACATTGCGTCGTCTGCGGTCAGGTTTGGGATGTGAGGCAGTAGCTTTGCGGCTTGGTCGATTGCGAGCAAGCGCAGGTCATGCTCCGAAACGGTTTCGGGTTCTGCCATGATGTGCCTCGATTGTTTGTTCCCCGCGCCCCGTCATTCGGCGCACGCATGAGTACCCGCCGTCGCACCGTTTACGCCTAGGCGCATGACGGGTGACCGGGGCGGGGTGGCCCGGTGAGGAGAGAGGGGGCGGGTTTTGTAATTTCAGGACGTAGCTATGAAGCCCACGGATTTGGCGATTTTTGCCGCACCGCTCCGGGGATTACGCTACCACGGCACCTGCGTCCGCTTCACACCCGGTCGTCTGGGCCGCAGTGTAACGCAGGCGGGCGCGCGAATCAACTGCTATGTTGTGTCAAGTGGTTTCTGCGGGGCGATGGGTAGGCGCGCGGCGGTTCCAAGCGGCGAATGCATCTTCCATAGTGCTTGCCCCCGGCGCTGACACTTCGCATGACGTGCATGCAATAGCATATTTATGGCCAGTTCTCCTCCCCATTATGATAGCAGTTTCTACGTCAGAATAAGCTGGTTCACCACAGAACGGGCAAGGCAACAGTTCTTCACTCACGGTACGATCCTTTCAATCCCGGCCACCTCGGCCTCCCCGCACATGACTTTGGCCGCGTCCCGGATGTCATCCTCGCGGCCCTTGGGAACCCATACCTCTACCGGGACAAGCCCTGCGGCCCGCTTGCGTTCACGCTCACGGGCCTTGCGTTCGGCGGTGGTCATCGCTGCTTCTCAAGAAAGACGATATAATCCCTTACCGCCTCAAGGTCGCTGCGGCTGACCACAGCAACTCCATCTACAGGGCTTGCGTCCATGTCTGACTGCATCCGCGAAAGAGCGGAGTGGGCAGCGAGAGCCGCCCTTTTCATCCCATAACTTGCTTCGTGAACCATTCGTTAAAACCCTTGTCACTGCCAAACCGCTCGATCCAACGGGCGCGGTTTTCGTCAAACTTGTTCATCAGTTCCTTAATGGCTTCGGCGGTGGTCATCTGCGTTTCTCCCTTGCTGATACCCTACATATACAGTGTGACTAGTCACGGCGCAAGGGGTAATATGCGCTCGACCCCATTTATTCCCGCCTCCCCCTTCACGAACCCCGCCGCCCACCAGACGCGGTTGCCGCGTAGGATGCGCACGTCAACGATCAAGCCTGCCAGCGGCCCGGACAGGATACGCGCCTTGTCGCCTTCCCGCACGCGCAATAGTTCGGCCTTGGCGGCTGCGAGGCGTTCGGCTTCGGTCGGCAGTCCCATGACGCGGCGGATGATGTCAGGCGGCAGGATGATGGGCGTCTGATCCCGGCAGACAACCCCGGTGATGATACCGCGTTCCTTCAGGACGTGCCACATGGGGGCGGCGCGAAACTTGGCGTAGATCAGGCCAGGGATGACGGGCTTGAGACGCTCGACCCGCTGTCCGTTCTTGAACCTTACGTCACGCTCGACGGGGTATGCCACTTCGACCTCGGCAAATTCCAGCTTGGCCTTGGCCTTGCTTTCGCCACGGACGCGCAGGGCGTACCACTCCGGCGTGTCCAGCGGTTGCCCGGTAATGCGCCAGCGGCCTTCAACGGGCAGCACGTCACCGACGCGCAAGGTTGTGTAGTGGCTCATGCTTTCACCCGGTATGCGATGATGTCGTCGTCTTGCCCGTCCCAATGCCAAGCGAGCCGCCGTGCTGGCGCTTGTGTTATGCGAACGCCTTTTGCGCTTTGCTGGACATAGCGATATGTCGGCTTCACGATTGAATTTGGATGGACGGGGCATGGCCCGCCGTCGTGTTCAATCTCAGGCCCCCATTCGTCAGTCATTCACAGACCCCCGTTTTTTGCCCCGTGGCGGGCTTGGCGTTGTTCCGCTTGTCCCGGCACTGGTTGCACTGACAAAGGCCGTGTGCGTGGCTGTGCGTGCGGCATAGGCCCCACACGGTATGCTTGGACAGCGCGACGGTGCATCCGGGCGCGGCGCAGTATCCGTTGCGACCGGGTTTGCGGTTGGCCGCGTATTCGGCGGCGCGGCGTTCGGCTTCTTCGGCTTGTGCCTTGACGGCGGCTTCACGGGCGCGGCGTTCGGCCATTGTCTCGCCCGCTTCCCACGGTGCGGCGACGAGGCTGATCGTGGCGATGCGCTGGACGGCAGACGAGAACATGGGGAAGCCGTCCGGGCGCTGGACTTGGGTTATGCGGGTCATGCTTTCCTCCAGGTTCTTGTTGCCTGCTTGCCCATGAAGATCCGGTCGCTCTTGACGGCCTTGGCTTTGACAAGATGCGTCATGACGAGGCGCACGGTGTCCTCGGTGATCTTGAGGCGGGCTGCGATGTCGCCCGCTGTGCGTTCGCGGCCATCGGCCATCAGCCTCAACGCTTGGTCGGCAAGTGAGGGCTTGGTTCTGATCGGTGCGTTCATTGCGTTCATCCTCAATACGGAATCGAGTCTCCGATTTCTTCGTTCCAATCCCGCGCGGTGATCTTACTGATTTTCGCATCGGGGAATGATTTGCGGACATGCTCCAACGCGACTTGCCCGGAATGCCACGCCTTCATCGCGTTCACGACTTCGCCGCGCGTGAAGAATAACAGATCGGGATTTGCGGCTTTCAGCGCGGGCCAATCGCGTTCGTCTTTCAGGATGACGAAGGCGAATTGATCGCCGTCGCTGAAGCTGATGGTCTGCGGGTCTGACTTCGGCTTGCCTGCCGCTGTTGCCTCCGCTTCCATCGCCGCGATACCGCGCAGGCAGACACCGACACGGGCGGTCACGTCGGCAAGGTCACGGGCCTGAATGGCGGTGTCGAGTTGCGCCATCGCCGTGCCCCACTTCGCGGCCATTTCGGGCGACACCAGACCGGGCAGGCGGTCAACGCCCCAGGTCAGATCGGCGCGCCGAATGGCATCGTCAAACGGGGCCAATGCGTAGTGGATGGCCGTGTCATCCGGTGAGGCATCCGGGCGGGTCCACTTGTCGAACTTGGCAGGGCGGAAGTTCTTCATCTTGTCCACTCCGGGCCAAGTCCAGGAAGCCCTAAATCAAGGGCGGGGAATCCCCGGTTTTCCCCGGTTTGCGGGGGGAACCGGGGAGACCGTCCCCGGTCCCCGTTCCCTTTAGGGCTTCCATGAACCGGGGAAACGGCATTATCCCCGGTTTTCCCCGGTTCAACCCCCGGTTTGCGTCGTTCTTTCTTGGCGCGTTCAAGGTCGATTTCGGCGTGTCTGACGGCATCCTTCAGGACGGTTTCCTGCGGCAAGTATTCCGACAGGACCGGCGCGGTTGCCTCATGTACGGCGTCAAGGCGCCTGACTTCTTCCGGCGCCATGGGACGCCAGTCGGTCAGTTTCTTGTCCGTAAAGTTCATGCGCAGACAGTCACGGGCGATGGCGTCCCGCACGTTGCGGCGCGCCAGCCTCGCCCCCGCCAACTTGTCTTGAACCGATGCAAGCTGCGCCCGCAGTCTTTGCAGTTCGTCCATCAAGGTCACAACGTCAGCCATCTGCCGTCCCTTCGTTTGTCACGAAAATCCCCACTCGCTCGTTGCCCTTTGCGTTCTTGTATTTCCGTTCCTCCAGAATGCCTTTGCCGATCCAGTAACCGACAATCTGGTCACATTGCTTTTCGGACTTGTCCCCATTGGGGAACGACGCCAGCACGGCATTTGCAATATAGCGGTCGCCGGATTGCTTTTTCGCGCCCCACGGTTCGCAATTCCCGTGTTCGTCCACAAAACCGCGCTTTATGCGTTCGATGATTTCGACAGTGACCGGGCCGACATCGGACCACGGGTCAGGCGGTGTCCATTTCGTGATGACGCCGACATCATCCCCGTCAGGATAATCCTCGTTTGCGTTGCGAATGTTTTCGCTGACAAGGCGCAGCCATTCGGCGGACTGAGACGGCGGGGCCAGGTTCTGCTTGGCGTTGTCGACGCGGATGTAGAACTTGCGCTCGGCCTCGGGGATGTTCATCGCCTTGGCTTCTTCCGGGGCCATGACTTGAAGCGTGAGAGCCACGCGCGCGGCGCTGCCCATCGAGGACGCCCCGCGCATACTGTCCATTTCGCCGCCCACAAAACCCTTGCGGGTATGGTGGATCAGCATAACGGCAGCGTTCGCCTCATGGGCAATCCGGGCGAATTGATCCATCATCAGGTCAATCGCCTTGTTGTCGTTTTCGGGCAGGTTGTGGGCGCGGACGGCGGGGTCAACGATCAGGACGTCAACCCGCGCTGCGACCATTGCCTCGATCAGCAGGTCAACGTCGGGGTCGGCCACGAACACGCCGCGCTCTGCCTCGCGCGCCACGATCAACGGGCGGTCGCGGCCAGACGAAACGATGATGTTCTGCGCCGTGTGGGAGGAAAGCCCGCGATGATAGTAGATCGCCGCCAACTTGCGCAGCGTTTCCTCGCGCGGGTCTTCCAGGTTGTATATCCAGCACTTCAGCGGCCCGTGCGGGTCGTCGTGCAATGTCCTCATGCCGCTTGCCATGTCCACGACTGCGCCTGCGGCCCATGTGGACTTGGCCCCGCCGCCGGGACTGACGACAACGGACGAGAACCCCCGGATCAACTTGCGGCCATAGAGCCACTGGCGGGGCGTAAGGCCCTGCAACTCGTCAAGCGTGATCGGCGTGGTGTCAAAGGCGGGCTTTTCCTTCTGCGGCGGTATGTCTGCCGCGCCAGGTGCGCCGCTGAACGTATGCCAGTCATCTTGCGGGCGGGGCGGCTCGAGCCTGCGGCGCATTTCCCGCAGATCGGCCCCGGCCTCCTTTGCCAGTCCAAGCAACGCGCGATAGGTGACGCCGCCACCAACCTCAAACGATGACCACTTGCTTTCAACTTCGCGGGGCGTGTAGCGCGGGTCGCGGGCGGACCAGTCCTTTGCGACCTCTAGCCCTTGGGTCGACCCGTTGTAGAAGTCATGGATAGCCATAAGCCCGCGCAGCCATCCGTCATCGTGGCCGAGCGACGGGCTGACCCATGACAGCGCCTCGAGGAACAGCGCCTCGCCGCACTTCTCATCGCCAAGGTCAGCGTTCCGGCGTTGCTCGAGGTCTATGACCTTGCGCGGGTCTTCCCCGGCCCAGGCCAAGATTTCGGCCTCGCACCAGTCGCGGAATGACTGCGCATCTGCCTCGGTCAGAACGGGCAAATCGGCATTGGGCGTGGCCCACAACTCGCCACGCGGCCACGTGTACCGCTGGCCGGTGTCAGGGTGCATCCCGTAGGCCACGAATTGGCGCGTGAAGGCGCGAATGTCGACCTGCGCTGACAGCCCGTTCTTGCGATACTTGCGGGTTGCGCGGACAGCCCATTCCGGGCCTTCAACGCGCATGATGATACCTGACTTCGGGGCTTGCCCGATGCGCTCGAGGGCGTGCGGAAAACGGCGGAAGGCTTCGGCGGTAATCTTTGCGGCCAAAGCGCGGTCATAGACATCAATATCCAGCATGGCCGTATTGACATGCAGGACGCCGATGAGCATGTCGTTGGATGTCCAGTAAGCGCCTACCTCGTCAGCGGTCAGGCGCAGCTTGTCCCAACCTGTAATGGTCGGGGCCTTCGTCCCATGCGGGATGGGGACAGGATGATAGCCCAGATCAATCAGGCGGGCCGCGCCTTCCTGTATGGACTTCGGGCGTTCGTATTCGACTGGCACCACGCTCTGTCCCCAACGCTAGCGTTTCTTGCTTGCCCCGCCGTCCGCTCCCGAGAACGGCGGGGATAGTTCACGTCAGCCCATCAGAATGGTGCATCAGCCGGGACGGGCGCGGCTTTGGCAGCGGCAACCGCGTTCTGTTGCGGCGTACCTGCGTCCATCGCTGCGAAGGGGTCGGCCCCGGCCTTCGGGGCGCTGACCTCGAAGTCATCCTCCAGCCCATCGCCGCCGTACTGCGCATCCGTCACGATCACGGCGTCCAGGATCAGGCTGATCCCTGCCTTGTCGTCAGGATCAACGGTCGGGAACGCGAAGACGCGCAGATGACCCTTGGAACCAGACCATATGGCCTTGTCCGCCAGTTCGGGGAAACCTGCCTTGGTTCCGTCCACCACCTTCGGCGGGGCGTTCAACTTGCCTTCGTTGGTCGTTCCCTTGCGCTTTGCGGTAAACCGTACGGTCCCGGCTTCTTTGTCCGCCTTCATGCCGAAAACGGTCTCGAACGGGGCCAGCTTGGGGTTGCGCGTCTGACACCCGGCGTAGTGGTCGGCCAACGCCTTGTAGAGCGCGCGGGCCTCGTCGGTCGGCATATCCCAAGCGATGGAATACCCCGCGCCCTGCACGTTCGGTTCGCAGCGGACGGTGCGCTTGGTCGCCTTGTCATAGCGATAGGTGCGGTCGAGACGCGGCCAGATGAAGGACACGTCCGTGATCTTGACCTTAAGAAAGTCGTCGTTTGCCATTCGTATTGCTTTCGTAGGAATACCGGGAAACCGTCCCGGCGCGGTCATTCGAACCGCAGAACGCGCTCGGCGTAGGCGGTCCAAAATTCGTCAAAGATGTCTGGATGGATGGCGGACAGGTGCTTGAGGAAAGCCCACTGCGCCAAGGCATGGTCACGCACGGTTGCCATCTTGACCGGGTTTTTCGTCGCCCCGATCAGGTGATAAGCGTAATCGTGGAACAGCTTTTCTGTGCTGACATCCGCAGGCAGCAAGTCCTGAAACCAAGACGGGACAAGGTTGCGCGGGTCAAACTGGACTGGCGGTGCAGGCAGCACGTCGCCAGCCGATGCGGCTTCGACCACGAACGGCATCACGCCACCCCGCGAACAGGGTTGCGGAAAGCAGCCGGAATCATATAGATGATGGCATCAGCCATGTCGCTCGCCCCTCCAACGGGCAGTGCTTGGTCAGAGGCGGGAGTGACGTTGGTAGCGTCGCCCGCCTCGCCCTTTTCTAGCGCATTCATCGCGGGTCGGCAAATGGTTTTTGCCATTCACATCGCCTCCACGGTCACAACTGTTTGCGCGGTCAGACCCCACACTTTGCGCACGTTCATTTCCGCGATTTGACCGTCATCGGCCCATGCGATGCGGTTCAGACCGTCCGCGATTGCCTTGGCGATGTTGTCCAGATCGGGCCGCTGAATATGCGGGCGGTGCAACGTCTCGGCGGTTTTCTTCTTCGACCAGGATTGCGGCGGAACGAATGTTGCCCACACGGTCAGCTTTACCGGGCCTTCGATGGGCTGCGGAAAATGCGTCATGGCGATCTGGCCCACCGTCCGCTCAAATGATACCGTTTCGGCAGGCGTGAACGCGCGGCCAGAACGGCGGGAAAAGCGCGGGCGCTGTTTGGCGAATGGGTTGCCGGGGATGACGAAGGTAGTCATACCGCTCCCCCCGCCGCTATAAGCGCGGCCTTTGCCTTGACCCATTGGCGATGGGCGCGGGCCTCGTATTGCGTGTTGCGGGCGCGGAGATAGACCACATGCGCCTCGCGTTCGGCTGCGCGGAGAAGGTCAAGCGTCATAGCAGTTGCTGTTGCTCCATTTTCACGGGCGCGGGCTTGTCCACGAAGAAATCGGCCTGTTTGTGCGCGTCGGTGATGCGCTTGACCGCTATGTCAAAATAGCCGGGGTCCAGTTCGATGCCGATGAAGGCGCGGCCAAGGTTCACACATGCGACACCTGTTGAACCTGATCCGCAAAAGGGGTCCAGTATTGTTTCAGCATTCGGCAGGAAGCCGAGACACCATTCCATGAGCGCGACAGGCTTTTGCGTGGGGTGAGCGCGATGTAGAGCAATCGCATTGTTTGACAGGTCGCGCTTGCAATAAACGCCATGACCACGGCTGAACCATGCAAGTTCAGCATCTGATAGAAATGACCCAAACGCTTCGTCATTGCGCTTGATCCACACCAGACACGCACCGCGTGGCAGCTTGTCGGGGAAGTTGTTCCACCCCCAAATGATTTGATCTTTTCCGTATTCTCGCAAAAATGACGGGTCAAATGGCTTGTCATCGTTTAGGATTGGCTTACCGGATGCAGGGCCTGCCCCATTGCCACGCCGCTTTATGCTTGCCGTGTTTCCACCGGAAAAGCGGCTGTTATCAGTGTTAAGACCAATGCCAAACGGTGGGTCGGTCAGCAGCGCGTCCACTTTCCCGAGCATGGGCAACACATCCGCGCAGTTGGCGTGGATTAAGCGACACCGCCCGATTGTGACTTCGCGGACGATCACCCCACCACCTCCGTCACGTTGACGCGCAGGCGGTTGGCTTCGGTGAGAATGCGCGACCGTGCCTCGCGCCAGTCGAGTTGCTGCAACAGGTGCGGCTTGTGGTGCTGAACCCACAAAAAGGCGTCCAGCTTGTCGCACAACCACAGCATCCGGCGTTCGATTTCCTCAAGCTTGGGAAACTTGATGCCCAAAGCCGCGATGGCGTCGGCTTCCAGGCGGTCCAGTTCAGCGCGCAGAACGGGGTTGGCGTCTTTCACGTCGCCCGCTACATCGGCAACGGATGCCTCGCCCAGATCGTGCAACACACAGGCCCGGTGGACCGCATGGGCCGTGGGAAACAGCATCATTGCCAAAAGTGCGACCCGGCCATGATGACCGCCTACGGTGTCGCCTGTAGCGGCCATGGCGGCGTTACGGTGCCACCTATGGGCTAGGGTGGCGTCCCACGCAGCGCGCAGCCGTGGGGCCGTCTGCGGGCCGTAGGAGGGGGTGCAGGTGACGGGGCCAAGGGTCATTCAATCGCCTCCAGATATGTCCGAACCCCATCACGCCGCGCCATTTCGCGCAGTCTGCGCAGCGCCCGCATTTCGCGTTGGCGCACCCGCTCTTTTGACGTGCCGATTTCTTTGGCGCATTCTTCGTATGTTGCGCCTTCAACCCGCAGGGACAGCACTTGAATGTCGCGTTCAACTAGCCCAGACTTTGCGACCCAACGCCCCAGCAATTCTCGTTGCTGTATGCGATCCGCCGCGCCTGCTGTGATCGCCTCGATTTCAGCCGCCGACAGTTCGATTTCCGTCTCTGCTTTCTTGAGAAGAAACCGCTCCATGTGCTTGGGCCAGATTTCTTCCGGCAGGCATCCAAGGAACTCGCAAATCTTCACGGCGGGGGCGGACCACTCGCCCGATTTGGTCATGGGCGAATGACGCATGGTCAGGAATGCTGAAATGGCTGTTTGATTCACGCCTGACAGCCGCGAGAACTCGGCAGGGCTTTCCGCCTTTGACCGGATCGCGCGCAATAGCCGCGCGTTGCGAACCTTCACCTGAATGTTGAAGTCGCTCATGACAATCCATCCGTGTAGATGACAATGACCCCCCGCCCGTATTCCTCGACCGTCAGCGTTTCCGGGACGGCGATGTAACCGGGCGGCGGGATAACCATGATCGTGTCAGGCTGCGGGTTCAGTTCCTGCACGATGACCACGCGCACCGTCAGCCCTTCGGTCAGGTCGCGGTGAAAGTCGGCAGGGTGCTCGCGCCCGGTCGGGCCGTTCGTGAAAACAACCTCGCGCCCGTCGAACGTCAGGACAGAGCCGCCGAAGCGGTATTCGTCAGCGAAGGCGGGGAAGGCGACAAGCGACAGGATCAGCGCGCGGATCATGCTACGGCCTCCAAAACGTTGCCGCCCCATTGGTCAGCCATCGCAGCGGCAATGCCCTCGAACGTGCGGCTGCGTTCCTTCCACCGATCAGGACCGGGCGGCATCCGGTGAACCCGCGCCTCGCGGCCCTCAACGATGTTCGTGGGGCGCAGCGGCAAAAGCCCGTTTAGCCAAAGGCAGGTTGCCTTGACCTCGCCATGACCGAACTGCCACGGCTGGATGATCTGATCAGGCTTGCGGATGCGGCTGGAAATGATGCTGACAGGGTTTTCAATGGCCCACCGCTTGATCGGCGCAGCCATCAGCGTCCGCACGAAATCCAGCGCCTCGGCCTGTTCGGTTTGTTTGTCCTTGAACCAGCGCGCACCCGAAACGGCCAGATGCGTGCAGGGCGGGAAAAATATCCCGAGGTCCCAAGCATAATCGAGATAGTCCCGCACATCGCCTTGAATGTGGTACTCGCTGGCATCTTCCGCCGGGAGAAGGTCGCATGACCAGGCGTCATGGCCCAATGCCCGGAATGCCCGACGTACCGTTCCCGAAAATTCGCAACCCAACAGAACGCGCATCAGCTATCTCCGAAAAAAGCGGCGGCTGCGTGCACGGAGGAAAACGCAACCGCCGCCAGTGCCGCGCGCGTCAGGAAGGAAACCGCGCGGGAAGCGCCAGCCGAGGCGAACGGCGGCGCAATGGTCATGCGCCCAACTCCTTAGCCGCCTCTAGCAGCTTGCGGATGTTGGGCCACGAAGACGCAGGGACAGCCCCGTCCGTCGCGCGCTCAATCTTGGCCGCGAGGTCAAGGCTTGGCTGGCGGTCCTTGCTCAGCTTCGAGACGGTGCCTTGTGTCGCCCCGATCAGCCGCGCGAACTCTGCCTGCCGGATGTTTTTCGTGTTGAGGTATTGCGAGAGTGTCATCATGCCCCACATAATGCCCACTAGGCATACTTAAGGCAATAGGGAAAGCGCACTCATGGGGCAGAAATATGCCTATGCAGTTGTGGCCAGCGGTTGGCATGGGTGGCATGTGTTGGACATGGACAACCTGGCCAGAATCAGACAGTCGCGAAACCTGACCCAGACGCAGCTTGCGGATGCCATCAGCGCGAACCAGGCGACCATATCGAAGATCGAACGCGGCGAAGGCAACCCGACTTTGGACATGATCCAAAGGATAGCGTTCGCCCTAAACGTTCATCCTAGCGCACTATTTAGCAGAGACGCGCTAGAGCAGCGTGCGCTTGACGCAATAGACCGCATGACTGACGAGCGGGCTAGGGAAGCTGCGGTTATCGTCCTTGAGACGATGGCGGGGTCGCGCCCTGCGACTTGACCGCTGCCAGACGCTCTAGAAGCACCAGCAAAGCCCACAACTGTTGATCACTCAGGCGCGAAACCGCGCCACTCAAAACGTGTGCGTCTGACATTCTTATAGCCTACCCGTCCCGCGTGTGCTGGCAACTTTTTTCGATCACGTCTAGAAATATTCCCACTGGGCATTGACAGTAGTATGACTGTCAGGCATAGTCACCCCCATAGCGAAACACCGCGACAGGGGAGACCGACATGACCGACGCACAAGCCTACGCCCGCACCGCACAGTTCCCGCACATCCTGCCCGAGACGACGGCTTACTACGCCGGTCGCTCGGCGGCTGACTTCGGCGGCAAGTGCGAGTTCACCAGCCCGGAACTGCGGGCGGCTTGGTCGCGCGGCTGGCGGCACATGCGCAGCGAGTTGCGCCTCGATGCCGATACCGAATGGGACATCGACTGAGTTTCGGGGACGCCCGAAAGACGCCGCACGGGGCGTCCGGCAAAATACCGTGCACCCCCCGCCCCGCCGCAACGCGGGGCCAACCCCCACATGACGAGGAGAGAGAAGAATGGCCAAGATTGACAAGACTGCTGACGACGTGGCGGGCGGACTTAGGCTTGCCTTGAGTGCAATTGAACAAGTTCGCGACCTTGCTTGGCGTCGGGGACAGTCATTGGCGTTCAATGCTGACGGCAGCCTCACAGATTTGATCGTCTCGATCCGTGAGGAACTTCGCAAAGCCGAGTTTGTCGCTGCCGAGCGTCGGCGGCTTGCCACTGCTGAACAGGAGTAGCGCCATGCCCCGCCCCGTTATCCCCGATTGGGACGCAGGCGAGATTGCCGCCCGCGATGACCGCGCGTTTGCGTATCTCGACCGCATCCAGGCCGCCCGCAATCGCCGTCAGGTTCACGCCTACTGCGCAGCCCTCGTCGGGGTGTTTGCAGTGACTATGGCAGCGAGGTGGTGGTGATGGGCTTCAACACGGTTGCACTTCTCTTGAACGATCACACCGACCGCTGGCCGGGGGACATGCTGCACGCAATGCAGTTATGGACGCCGCACCATTTGGCAGACGGACGCATTAACAGGTCGGGCCACTTCGGATGGGGCCAGATCATATCAACAGCCCATGCAGACGAGGTGCAGGTTTCCGTCTGCCACACTAACACAGGACAAAGACTGTCAAGCGTTTGGCCCGTTCGATTTCCAAACGACTTGACCCACATGGCCGATGTTTTGCGAGGGCACGGATACAGCGTCAAAGCCCCCGGCGATGCACGCGCAAAAGGCCCACTGACTTGGGGATATGCGGCCAAAAACAAAGCGGTGCAATCATGACCGCTTATGCCCCCATCCCTGCCGCTCTCGCCGCCCGTCTGCGCGAAGTCGGCGTTGTCATCCTGACCCCGCCCAAGCCCGCCGACATTGAAGCCGCTGTGAAGCATGGCGTCAGCATGGGGTGGAAGCCCGCATATCCGGGCGACGAGCCACCGTTTTAGGAGAAACGTGATGAAGCTAATTGACGCCAAAGCAGATCAAAAAGTCGTCGCAGTTCTTGAGAGCAACACGCTTAGGTTTGTGAACGAAACAGGGAATTATTACGCCATAAGTTCCGGCGCATTTGCCAATTGTTGGAAAACCGACAAGAAGGCTTTTGACCAGGCGATTGTTGACGGTGGCAGGGTTTTTTACCCCGGCGACCGCGTAACGCTGGAGTTTTGAAAATGACCCCCGCCCTATCGCCTGCCCCCGTGTGGCGTATTCCGCCGCGCGCCCCGCAACAGCCGGTCATCCTTGACGCGATCTACAGCGACAAGCTGCAAGCGTGGGTGACGATCCTGACAGCAAAGGATACCGCAGATGATTGCCCTTGACCGCACTGCGCTATTGGCCCGTGCCCGCAAGTTGCCAGCGTCCGACCTGACCGCCGCCGAGTTGCTGCAACTGGCCCGCATGGTCCGCGACTGTGACCTGATCCATGTGGACGACATCCCCGCTTGGGTCGCCAAGGTTGAACAGCAGCGGCTGCATGATGAAATGGCAGACGCCTGCCGTGGCGCGGGGAGGGTGGCGTGATCATCCGCAAATCCATCCCCATCACAATCGACTGCGGCGACCATTCGCTTGGCGAGGTTGACGCTGTGTGGACCGATGACGCGGGGCAATGGCGGCTGGACCTGGACGGGCTGTCGCTCGTCATCCGCGAACTGGAGCGCGTCGTTCGGCGGCATTACCAGCCGACCGATGCAGACATGGAACAAGCCGCCCGTGACGCGGCGATTGAGCGGGGGTGCAGACATGCAGCCGAGTGACGACGAAATCCGCGCGATGCTGGCGGGGGCCTATGAGGCCGGGTTCATGGCAAGCGCCGAAGGCTGGAATGGGGAGTGGCCGTTTGAAGGCGTTGACCCCAAGACAGATGAAGCATGGGTGGAATGCCGTGACGCATATGTCGAAGCCGGCGACATTGGCCTTGATTGGGTCATCGTCGGCGGCGAGAGCGGCCCCGGCGCGCGGGTCTGGCTCGGCTTTGAAGATGCGGCCCGCTCAATCCGCGACCAATGCGCCGCCGCAGGAGTCGCCTTCTTCATGAAGCAGATGGCCGGAGAGCGCAAAGCCTCCATGCCGCCCATCCCCACCGATCTGATGATAAGGGAGTTTCCCCATGACTGAGCCCAAAACGCAAACCATCCGTCGCGAAATCGCCTTTCCTATAGTGGTCTCCAAGGAGGTGCATGAGGAGTACCGCCGAATTCTCAGGGATCGTGAGAATCTGGACAAGGCCGAAAAGGCATTGATCGAGATGGTGGAGCGGGATGACCGCATCAAACCGGCCCGGATGCTGTCCGGCTATTTGTCCCCGCAAGTGACCATCAAGCCCAGACACGAAATGTCTTGGACGGTGACGTTTACGGTGCTCGAAACGGTCGCGAATGACGCTCCGAAGCCTGACCCCACGCCCTTCGCCGCAAGGCCCGCCTACGTCAACCTGCCCGAGAGGACCATCAACATGCTGCTGTCGGGCAAGATCCTGACGCCGGCGGAGAAGCGGGCGCTGATCGAGCGGCTGGCGCCAGGCGTGCTGTCGGCGCCAGAAGGGCAGGCAGAATGAGCACCGATTACGGCAGGCTCGAGCGCCTTGCGACGCAGGCAGAAAGCTATGTGATCGTGCTCGATGGGGAACACGTCAACGTCGGCGCAGTGATCCGGGCGCTCTACACCGACCACCGGCGCTTATGCGCCATGCCCCCCGCGCAGGGGGTGGAGTTCACGCGGGAACGGGCGCTGGAGGCGGTGCTGCGTAAATTGGTCAACTCGATTTGGATGGATGGCAAGGGCGCGGACAATATTGTGAATCGCGCGGCATATGATGCTGCGCGCGCAACCCTCTCCGCCCTCGCCATGACCCCCGCGCAGGGGGAGTTCACGCGCGGATGGGAGGCGGGGCGGGATGCGGCGTGGCGTGCTATTCATCCGCTGATCGGAAATGACTTGAAGGGGTACGACTGCCAAGACGCGGGGGAAGGCTACGACTTTGCCATCAACCAGGCGGTCGAAACTATTCAATACCTCATCCCGCCCGCCCCGGAGGCCTGCCATGAGTGACCTGCGGACGCTGTGTGACGCGGTGGAGGGCTTAAACCGCATCGTTGAAGGCATCGACGGGGCTATGAACCACGGAACATGGCGGGACGATCACGGGATGCGGTTCAAAGATACGCCAGAATGGGTGGAGGCGTATAATGCCCTCGCCGCCCTGCGCGCCAAACTGAAGGAGGCCCCCGATGAGTGACCTGCGGGCGCTATTGCAGGCGGTGGAGGCGGGAAAGATTGTTGACTGCCCGCTGTGCGGAGATACCGGTTTTGACCATATCGGCCTTGCCATGCACTACACGCGCGGTTGGTGCCCCGGCCTTGTCATGGCCCACGCAGAACGCCCGTGCGATGCAGCCGCCGCCCTGCGCGCCAAGCTGAAGGAGGGCGGGGAGTGAGCCGTCATTGCAAAACATGCCGCTATCTGCGGGCCGTGCCTGACTCCTCATCAGCCCGTTGCGGCTGGACGGTACAAGTTCAAATGCCGTGGCCACATCAGCCCCGCCTGATCGCCTCCGATACCATCATTGCGCCGCGCCATTACATCCCAGGCGACCACTATCCCGAGGCGCTTGGATCAACGGCTGACTGGACAGAGGCGATGGATTGCCAGATGTGGCAAGCAAAGGCCCCCTGATGCCCCGCCCCGCTAGTCCCCCGCCGCGCCTGTTGAGTGCCGCTGCGAAGGCCGCGCAAGACGGCTGGCGCGTAACCATGCGGTGGAAAGATGACCCGCCAATCACCGTCGCGGTGGACGAGGGGGGAGAGAATCGCGCACCCTTGCCGAAAGGCGGGGGGGATGACGAATGGGAAGAACGGGCAAGAAAGATACGGTCGTCCTAGTCGGTGTTTTCACCGTCATGCGCCGTGGCAAGCCCTACACCTACTTCCGCAAGAAGGGCCTTCCCCTAGTCAGACTGCCAGACGCCCCGCACAATAGCGCCGAGTTCCTGAAAGCCTACGCAGCGGCAAAGGAACGCAAGCCCGAGACGGCCCGTCGCGCCACAAAGAACACCGTCAAAGCCGCATGTGAGGACGCGCTGTCATCGAAGGACTTCGCGTCCTTTTCGCCTGGATACCGCGAACTTCTGCGCCGCAACATGGACGCCATCGCCACAACGTGGGGCGATCTGGACCTTTCGGGGATGAAAGCGCGATGGATCGAGGATGACCTGTCAGCCGCGCCTGTTCCGTTTCACAGGATCAAGGCGTGGCGATTCCTCACGCGCGTTGCAATGGCCCGTGGGCGGCTATCCGTCGATCACGCGGCAACCGCATCCCTGCCCCGCACAGAGGCGTCTGACGGGCATCCTGCGTGGTCTGCAGACGATGTGGCAGCGTTTCGACAGAAGCACCCCATGGGCAGTGCATCGCGTGCCGCGATGGAACTGCTTTTCTGGACGGCCTGCCGAATCGGGGATGCCGTCGAGATTGGACCCGGCAACGTGACGGGCGGCGTCATGGCTTATCGCCAGATCAAGACCAAGGCGATGGCCTATGTCCCGTGGACATGCGACCTGCCCGACTATGCAGTGGGGATGGAAGGCGACCGGGCCATGATGTTGGAAGCCATCGCGCCATTCACGGCGGGTTGGTTCCTGTCGGCCAAGGGGCGCAAGCGCAGCCACAAGGCGCTAGGGACGATGATCTGGGAGGCGTGCCGGGACGCGGGCCTAGATCGGTCCGCACATGGGCTGCGAAAAGCCCGCGCAACCGCGCTGGCCGAGGCAGGAGCGACCGTCCACCAGATAGCAAGCTGGACCGGACACCTGACCCTGAAAGAGATTGAGCGATACACCCGAGAGGCCGACCGCCGCCGCGCCGTGATGGGGCGAACGAAGGCGGAACGGTGAAAAACGTTGGTGTAAAACACTTGCCACAACGTGGAAAATAAGTGTAAAGTGCACGCAATGGCGATCCCGGGAGGACCGTCAGAACATAGGCTTATCTGAGGGCAATGGTGGAAAACCTAGCGGAACGGAAGAAAGACAAACCCCGAACGGTGAAAAACAAGGATGACGGATGGGGGCCTTATCGCAAGCCCCGCAACGTTCACATCGTTTACCAGAACAAGAAGCGGTATTGTTACTATCGGAAGCGCGGCGTTGGCTCGATTGCCCTGCCCAACCTTCCCTATGACCACCCTGATTTTCTGTCGGCCTACATCGACGCGGCGACACAGTGCGGTGACATGATCGGCGGAAACCAAGGCGTCATGGTGGCCAAGAAGGTTGCCGACGCAGAGGCGATTGCGTCGTCTCTCGGGGTGGCGATGCGAAAGGCCAAGTCACGGGCCGCAGAGCGTGAACTCGCCTTCAACCTGACGCAAGAGAGTATGCAGGAGTTGTTCGTGGCGCAGAACGGGAAATGCGCGATGACGGGCCTTGCCTTCACGCCCAACCACGACACTGAAAGCAGGCGCAACCCGTTCGGCCCGAGCATCGACCGGGTTGACCTGACGCTTGGCTACATCAAGGGTAACGTGCGGATCGTGACGTGTATTGCCAACTGCGCCCGGTCAGATTTTGGTGACGAGGCGTTCTATCGCATGTGCGCCGCAGGGGCGCTAAAATTCCAAGAGCGCAGGAAGATTATCGGATGACCTCGGAACGGGGGAAAGCCGCCATGACTGACGCGCCGGAACGGATATGGGCATGGCCTGAGCCTGACGACGGCCTTGACGATCAGGTTGACGAGTGGGGTTGGGTATATGGCGATTGGGACCGTTCATGCCCGGAAGATGGCGTTGGCGTTCAATACCTCCTCGCCGACATCGCCGCCGCCCGCATCGCCGCGCTGGAGGCTGACCTAGCGCGGGCGCGGGAACGGGTCGAGGCGCTGGAGCGTGCCGCCATCAAGCCCGCCCCCTGACCCCGCGCCGGGGGTGCGACCGCTGGCGCGCTAACAGGACACAGAACGGAGTGAACGAGATGGACGGACTGATAAACCCCGCCTTGGCGATCAGGCAACCAGAAGGCCCCGAATGGATCATGAAGGTGGCCCCTGACGGAACTGTCACCTTCAATCCAGACCTGAAACCAGACGAGGCTGGGGAAGCCGCGTTTGACGTATTGATGGGGCTTGCGAAACAGTGGAGCGTGGCACAACAGGGAAGCAGTGGGGCGATAGAATGAAATACGCAGCGTATCTTGCCGCACACTTGGCTTTCACAGCAGCAATGTTGTGGGGTGCAGTCTGGGTGGCGAACGAAGTTGGGGTCCTTTGGGGTGTGTTGTGCGGTTTCTTTGCGTCAAATGTGGCACGGGTCACAAGTGACGTGACCACGCCATACCTTCTTGATGGCCGCGACAAGATGAAACATGAGTGATGGCGGGGCTGTTACCCCGCCACCTTCACAAGCTGCACATCGGCAACCCAATTGATCGTTTTGGCGTTATGCGTGAAAAATCCTTAGCCCGTCACGCATATACAACGCAATGGCCGACAAAGCGCGCATCCCATCGGATGTTGGTCGCCGTCAACCCGACAACCTGCACCCGGAAAATCCCGCTGGTCGTCACGTTGCAGGTCGGGACCGTTCCAAGCGCCAGGCCGTTGTAAAGCGTGTTTGTGGTGTTGGCGCGCAGGGTCGCGGTCCCCGATCCGATCCGCTCGGCCACAACGTCAATTGTGAACGATGAGCACACCCCGGCATCAGACACGCCGGTAACGTAAAACGTGCCGTTGACGATGCTGCTCTCCGGCTGCGCGGGATAGGTCGTAGGTCCGTTGACGCTCAGGCGCGTGACGGTCGTGTCTGTCGTTTCCTGACTGCACTGGAAATCAAGCGAGAAGTTGTTTCCCGCTACGTCTGACCTGACCCGCGTGGCATGTACCCGCGCCCCTGCGCATGGCGTCTTTGTGTAGATGCCAGTGGCGAAAGTGAAATTGTGATTGATGTCGTGCCCTTGCCCAAAAGCATAAGACCTCTGTCCGTCAACAGTGATTGTCTCGCCATGTGCAAAGGAATATTGGGAGTTCGCAGCCCCGCCGATGGTGATGTCCTTGCCGAAAGCGACAACGTGCAGCCCCGCCAGTTCCGCAATTTCAACATTGTTGCTGCCGATGATTGTCCCGTAAGAACTTTGCAGACCGCTGTCCACGGTCCCAATGATGACCGCTTGTCTGCCGCCTGCCACACAGTTTTGCGACGCGGCAATGATCGCGCGAATCCCGGCTTGCGTATCAGTCGCACCCGTCTCAACAGTGCAGAGTTCGCCGCCGATGATGACAGCATAATCGCCCTTATCCTGGATTTGGTGATTTCGCCCGCCGACGATGGTTGCGTATTCGGTAGTGCCGTAAATGGTTTGCAGCGACCCTCCAAAGATTGAGCCGTGATCTGCCCCCGTGTAGATGATGGAGTGTTGCGCGGCAATCATCCCGGCTTCAGAGTTGTTTACGTTGTCATACCCGGCAAGGATGCCTGCAACGTTTGCCCCGCCCGCCACATAGGACGCATCATCAGCCCGCGTACCCCATGCAGGTTCATCAATCGGGCGCGTGTTATTCGCGCCAATCTTGTTGGGGTAGGTCGCCGTGCCATCGAACAGCAAAGAGCCGTTTACTGCCGTGTCCAGTTCGCCGTTCTGGTTGCCGATGCGATAGCTTACATCCGCGCCAGTTTCGACCTTCTGGAAAACCAGAGAATTGTTGATCTCCGTAAGAGCCGAAAGGCCGGTATCGCCGTTTGCAATGGTCATGCTGCCACCCCATTTTCCCAATATGCGGCGTTGTCCCAAACGCCAGAGTTATCCCAAACCCCCGCCCCGAGAATCCAGTTGCCCGGACGCCGGTCGGTGAGCCATTGCGTGAGTTGCGCCGTCTCGCCCGCGTTCAGCGCGTCGTTGACGATGATGTAGGGGCCAAGTCGTGAGACAGCCGGAAGCGTCCGCGCGCCGTTGACCGTCTGCGCCGTGGTTATGACGACGCCGGTTGTATAATCGACGTAGGCAATCGTGCAGTTCGTGCCGAAGTCAGCGACGGTCGCGCCGAAGCGGTTGCCCGAGACGTATTGCCAAGACAGTTTCAGGTTGCCGTCGCGGCGGTAAATATAGCTGCCCGTGGTCGTCCAGTTCGGCCCGCCGTTCGCGTCCACGAGCGCAGGAACAGCATCCCCGGCGAAGGTGTATTGATCGGCGGGCAGGAGCATGACGCCATCCCGGCCAGACGGCAGAAACAGCGCGCGAGGGTTCCAGCCGGGTGACTTGGAACCGATGCCGATCCTGATATTGCTTATGCCAATGCTCATGGTCAGCGCTCCACGTTGGCGCGGTCAGGGACGAACCAAGCGATTGCCAGCGACAGAACGCCCGCAACGATGGCAGCGACGGCATTGGTCGCGGCAGGCCCCGCGAGGAACGCGGGCGCGATCTGCGGCCAAACCTCAGTCACGACAGGCGACACCATCGGCGTGGTGATGACGAACCCGCCGAACATGGAAAGCGTTTTGTTCGTCGGGCGCGCGGTGGGCTGGTTGGCAAGGTTCATTTGGATTGCCTCATGTTAGCGGCTAGGGGGTTTGGTGTTAGCGGATGGGGGTGCGGCTGGCGTCAAGCGGGGTAGTTGCCATGAGGCAATTGCCAATGCGGGCCGTCCTTGAACGTCCGCCAGTCGCCACCCCATTCGATGGGGATACCGAGTTCCTTGGCCGCTGCCTTGATGACGGGGGCGACTTTGTAGTATAGCGGCCAGTCAAAAGCCAAGGTGCCGTCTGGGCGGTGCGGTACGATGTCAACCGCGTGGCCCGTGATGTGGCGGCTGTTCATCGTCTTGGACGCGCCCTGCGCCACTAGCTGGCGTTGCCGCTCAACCGTGCGCAGCCCCTCGATCACGGTGAACTTGACCGGCGACCGGGTACGCGCCAGCGACATGACCCGCACTAGGTCAACGTGGACGCCTTGCAGGTTCTTGGCCGAACGGGTGTCCCATCCCGTCAGCATAGGCTCGGGAGCCTCTAGGACGCCCCCAGACGGCGGGAACGCCTTGTCAAGCGCGGCCAGTGTGGCAGGCCCGACGATGCCGTCAGAAACAAGCCCCGCGCGCGTCTGGAATAGCCGCACGAATGCGTCATCGGTCATGGTTGCCTCATGTGTGGGGGTCAAGATCGCCGCGCAGGCTTCTTTTCCAGCGCGTCCAATCGTTCCTCGTGGTCGTCAACGTCCTTGCGCAACTGGTCCACGTCCTTGCGCATTACGGCCAGATCAACCGCAGCCTGTTTGCCGCCATCGCCTTCCGACCGAAACGCCCGCCAGACAATCGGAAGAACGATTGCGACCAAGAATACAACCGTAACGATTGTGGGGCCGAGTTCGTCCGTCCAGCCGCTCAACTCCTCTGGCGTCATGCCTCACCTGCGCGCTGCTAGGTCTCGGATGTTGCTGCGCAGGAATAGCCCGCACCACACGGCAAACATCGCACCGAAAATGACAACCACAGAGCCGAAAGGCGCGGTGAAAGAGGACACGACAAGCGTCCCGAACAAAACGGCTAGGCCCGCCCATCCGACCAACCTCAGCCAAGGCGACCAACGCCAACGGCCATTGATCTTGACGCCGTAAAGGATTGCCGCCGCGTTGCCCATGAAGCCCAAAGCCCACGTCTCGGCGGATATGTCATAGGCCGCGTTGCCGTAGACTTCCGGCGACATGGCGTCCGGCCACAGGGCAGATGCGAGGAAGAATGCAAACCCCGTGATGAACAGAGACAGCGCGAGGCCCCACTGGCACTCGCGGCCTTCCATCGGCCTCATGTCAGCGCCCCGACATGGAAGTGGTCAACGCGCCGGATTGTCCGCTCAAAAATCCAAGAGCCGGGGTTGATGGTCCAATAAGCCGTCACGCGGTATTCCCCGTCTCGGATAAAATCACAGATGTCAGCGCCCGCGAACCATTCCACAGTGACCGGATCAGGCAACGTCCGTTCTGGGTTAAACCGCACGGGAACCCACTGCCCCGCGTAAATCAGTTCAACCCGGCCACCCGTCACGTTGTCCACTTCGATCCGGTAGGCCCCGTCGAACGCGCGGCGGAACGTCCTGTCATAGTCTACTGTCAGCGCCTTGCATGACGCCGCGTCCCGAACGTCCATTCGGTTGACCGTC